TTAGAAATTGAATCTTTATTTTCTTTCTCTCGGCAAGCTCTTGCTTTTGCGGAATAGTCTGTTGCTTTATATTGTTCACAGCCCATAAATTATATTTAAGATTGAATTTGTTCTTCTACTTGTACTTTTTCTTGACCATCAGGCATTTGCTCCTCAGCAACTTCCTCTGAAACTTCAGGTGTTTTTAACCTTGGTTCTCCAGATGGAAACTCTTTACCTATTTCTTTTTCTAAATACCATTTTTGATAATCTTTTTGAAACTTATCTTTTTGATTTTCTTTTAATGCGATACCTGGTCTTAAATAAAAATCAGTTACTTCCGCTAAAACATTATTGTTAAAAGCTATTACTTGATCTGAACTTTGGTATGCACCAAGCAATCCAGCTGATATTTTATCCATAGTTAAAGTAAACGCTAAACTCTTACCTATTGTTTCCCTGTCTATTTCATAAAAATCTTGAACCATATTACCAGATAGATCTTTTGCAGTAAGTTTTACTTGACCGTCTTTATCTTTAACCCTGTATGTTTCTGTAACTCCACCTGTTAATACACCGGGATCTGAAGGATTTTTCGTAGGTTTTTGCTCAAATATTTCAGGATTAGTTTGTTTAAACTCTTGATTTTCTTTTGTTGTATCCGGTATTGTAATAAACATGTCTTGAGTTTCTGACAATGTATTAATTTTATTAACTAAAAGTCTTTCTACAAAAATACCATTTTCATCATATATAAGCCAAGCTAAATTATTTATATTTCCATCTACAGCTTCAAGATCTATCTTACCTTTTAAGTCATCGTTTAATATGCTAAGCGCTATAAACCTACTTACTGGTGTGCCCATCATATCTAAACCACCCATTATTCCAGATATTTGAACCATATTATTCCAAACCTCTGTGTTAGAAGCAATATTTTCCATACTTTGTTGTATAGTATTAACACTTTGTAAAATATCTTCAGTCATTTTTCTATCTCTAAGAGGACTTTCAGATGAGCCATTGTCAAGCTTTAGTTTTAAATCTGAATACAACTTTATATATGGATCAAAAAAACTACTCCAATCAACATCTTGTGATGGAGTATCATTTTCACCTAACCTATAAGATAATGAAGACTGGTACTCAGAGATATAAAATTTAACCTCTTCGTTATCTTCTTTGTTTTTCACTAATTGTTCTTTTAGTCCCATATTTTAATTTTATTAAGGCGTTGAAGCTGGAGCTGGTGTTCCGTTAATATTTATGTTTATTGGATTACCACCACCACCACCACTAGAAGGCGATTGAAATTTATTAGCAAATTTTCCTACATTGCCAAGCATACCTCCGGCCGCTGCAGAATCCACTAAACCACCAACACTACTAGCTATATCACCTATTGCGTTTGCTTTTTGCATAGACATATTATACTCACCAGCTTTAGCTGCTTTATAATTTCCTCGTAAATAATTCATTTTACTAACATCTCTTCTTTCCTGTGCATTAAACTTAAATGTTCTACCTTGAGCATCTGCCGTTTGCATTCTTCTACCTTCTTGTATGTTTACGTTTTGTACTCTAACTTGTTCTCTAGTTTGTGCAGCTTGTAATCTTTCTTCACCTCCAGCTCTCATTTTTTCATTAGCAACTTCTTGTTGTTCTATACTAGCTGAAACACCTTTTTTACTTTGTAATGCAGCTTGTGCTAAAGCAGTTGCACCACCAGCACCCGCGCCTGTAGCTCTTAATGTATCTAAAGTATTTGCTAAAGCAATATCTGCTTCTTCTATCTGCATTTCAGCAGCAGCAGTAGAAACGCTTAAGCTAGCATATGGGTTGCTTAAGTTACCGCTAAGATCTTTAGCCATAGAACTTAAGTTAGCAAAGTTATCATAAGGATTAATTACCTTTTGTCTTCCTTTTTCAAGACTAGCCATTTCAGCTGTAGCCTTTTTTCTATCAGCAGCATATCTTCTCTGATTTCGTTTAGCAGCTGCTTTTTTAGCAAAACCACCAACTATACCGCCAATTGCTTTAAATAATCCCATAATTTATATTGTTAATATGATGATTCAACTATGTTGCTAGACACAGCGAATAGCTCATTTTTTACATTGTTATCTTGTGTGTTGTTAATGGTCATAATAACTGTAGACCAAAAACCTTTTATACCTGAAACATCAGAGCCCCAAATTACTTCACCTTGTTCAGGTGTTAAAGCTTGAGAATACTGTTGTTGTAAGTTTGCGAAAAATTTATTTTCTTTTTTCTTAAAATTTAAACTAAATAATTGTTGCTCTAATTGAGCCATAGAAGTAGCCGCGGCGTATGCACCAATAGGTAATGTTGAGTCTGATGAGCTAGCAATCATTGATTGTAGTGACCAACCTGGCGAACCCTCGTAGTTTATAGTTTTAAAGTTTTTTACTACAGATGGATTTGAATTTAATACAACAGTAACGTTTGAAGGTTGAACAGTAAACTCTGCCCCTGCACCAACATAAAAACTACCATAGTTACCAGAGTGATGTTTCCATAATAAACCTTTTTTAAATGTGTATAAATTTGTTTTTAAACTATTTATATAATCAGGTTTATAAGTAAAAAAGCTAGTCCAACCTTGAACATCTTCATCATAACTAACAGTGTTATAATCTCCACCACTAGGAGTAGTATTTTGTATTGACAATACATAGTTCTTGTTATGTAGATCAAAACCGCCTCTTATTTTATCAACTATAGAATTACCTTGACCATCAACAGCTGAAAGCTTATCTCTAAAAAAATCATGCATACCGTATCCTGATATTTCTACAATTTCACCACCAGTAGACAATCTAAGCACTGCATTTCTTTTTCTATCAGTAAAATATTTTCTATAACCATATACAGCAAAACTTTCTGGATCTTGAGAAATACCATATTCACCTTTAAAAGCTACAATTTGTCCAATAACTAATCTTCCAGATGTAGTTAAAGCTGCTCCTTCTGCAGAATAAATAGCATCTTTATCTATTAAAGCTCTACTAATTTTATCTTCTTGAAATATAATAAGGTTTGTATCTTCAGCATATAACTTTTGTATAGAACCATTAGCTGGATCTACAGATCTAGTTATGTCTTCTGCTACAGAAAATTGATTAGTATTGTTAATACCTGTTCTAGAATTGTATATACCTGAATATATTAAAGTGTTTATTCTGTTTTGTTGACCTGGATGTGTTTCTACTATATAAGCTTTAACTCCAAAATCAACAGAAGTATTATTATAACCACCTCTAATTCTAGATTCTTCTATATACCAGTCAGTTGCCGGCGTAGATGTATAATCAGCTGGCACATTTTCATATGGGGCTACAGGTGTAGAAGGAGAATTACCAACTACATTTGTCATCTTTTTAACCCAAAACGTGTTAAAGTAATTTAATTCTAGCTTCTTAGACATAATTTATTATCACTTATTTTTTAGCAACATTACTTAAAAATCAATACCACAATAACCTACTTTTATAACAACTCCGCTACTATTTACTTGAAATAATCTTCTACTAGTTCCTGTATTAGGATTATTAACAGGACCACAGTCGAAAGAATAAAATCCTTGTTGTGCTAAAGGAGAGGTGTTCCCAGTTGGTCCTTGCCTTATAACATCATTAACCTGTGGCGTACCACTGTTTGTTGTGTTGTTATAATATAAATTTGATCCACAACTTGTAACTTGTTGATTATTAGCGGGACAAGCAGTTGGTATGTTACCTATCATAGGAGAGGCATTAAAAGGGAATCCAATTACGGCATTTTGAACAATTACATTTTGAGTTACTTCATCAAAAGCAGCACCAACACCATTGTTTGCATCTGTTAACCTTATAACTATAGCGTAAGTACCTGGGTTTGCTAAATTCTGACCCAAAACTCCAGCAGAAGTTATTGTAAACGCTGATGAAGAAGGTGTAACACTTGTTATAGAAAATTGTAATTGACTTTGATTATTTATAATAGAGCCGTTAACACCCGCAAATGTTCTTATATTAGAATTTACAGTTGAATTATTGTTTGTTATAGTACTAGGTGATTGGTTTGTTATAGTTGGATCAACGTTTTGTAATGATCCTGTTATTTGCAGTGTTCCTGAAGATATACCAGTGCTAGTAGTAATAGTAAAAGACAAAGTAAAAACGTCGTTTACAGCACTGCTATCGTTATAAGTAAACCCTGAATCTATATAAAAATTAAATCCGTTTGTAGTACCATCAGCTGCAACGGGAAATCCAGAGTTTTGATTTTTTACTTTTATCCTACTGTCACTGCTGACAAAGTTGTTAAGTGTTGTTCCGGTTAAAACTTGACCAGTTTTATCAGTAGGAACTAAATCAGCCGAAAGCACGTAGGCAGTAAGGCCTGGTGATAAAGCTTCGTTTTGTGACCAAGTGTACGGTTGAAAACCTGTAGCACCATTAAAATCAGTTAATATGTCCGCATTTAAATCTGCTATTAAACCTACAGTCGAAGTTTCCCAATAAATATCTAATAAAGAATCTACAGGTTCAGTTTCATATATAGCTAAATGAGGAACCATAGCGCTTGCAGGAGTAGAGTCTACACCTATATCTTTAGATGTAGAAATTCTAGCTATAAGAGGGTTTGTATCTATTTGATAAACACTATTTAAACCGACTACACTTAAACTAGAATAAAGCTCAATAGTGTTATTAGCGGGCACAATCTCTAAAGACATGTTAGAGTCATTAGCTACTGAAATACTAATTGCTGTATCTGTTAGCGGTATTGTTCCAGTGTTTGTAGAAAAAGGATAAAACTGTGTGTTGTCTGTTAAAGTGTTTTCAACTCTACCGTATAATTGCACAGAACTTCGATACTGTTTTTGATCAGGACCTACTTCTGTAAGATCTCTAGGTATCTTATTAATATTATCATTTAATAAAACTATATTAGATGTGTTTGCATCATTTGGAAAAAGAGTAACTGGTGTGACACCTGTTTGATCAGGGTATCCTTTTATAATACCTGGAAGATAAACATTATAATAATCTTGTTCATTTTGTTTAACTACAATTTTATATGAATACCAACCGTTTGGATTTATAATATAAGTAAACTTAATACCAGTGCTTCCATAAATACTTGAATTTATAGGTTCTCTAGTATATACCTCATAAACTTGACCAGCTAAACTTACTACTTTTATAACTTCTTCAAAATCTATATATTCTCCACGTAAATAATCACCTACTTGAGGAACGTTAGCAACACTTCCTGTAACTGTAAATTTGTAAAGAAAACCAGCACCACCTAATACAGGCACTGATGCTGTCACTAAATTTATATTAGTAATTGTACTTGCATCAAATCCGTCTATTGTTGTAGATCTAGCTGTTGCATACATACCTGAATGTCCTGATGCTAAAGGCTCTGGATCTAATATTTCATTCTCTACAATAATACTTAAAGCGTCACCAAACCAATCCCTAACGCTTGGTGAAGTTTGTGATGCATTATTATATGGACTATATACAGTTGAACCACCATATTTAACACCATTAAGTGTAATAGTGTTTTCTATATCTTCACTAGCTAATATAACAGATGATTGTCTGCCAAATTTATCAGCAAGAATAAAACCTACTTGATAGTTTCTATTTTGTTTAACTGAATGATTAGGAAATTCTGCCCAGTTTTGAAAATCTGGACTTGTATCTTTTGGTCCTACACCAACTTTATAATTTATAGAGCTTGGTGGTGTATATTTATCTTTAAAATTACCATATATTATTCTATTACCAGCTGTTTCTTGGCTATATGCAGTTACAGGAACTTTATCAAAAACTCTAGTTGTCTGGTTTTCAGGTAGTGTTCTAAATGGTTTACTTGATTGATATTGGTAAGTTAGTATATTGTTAGAAGATCTAGCTATCATACTGTTTAAAGGAATAGTATCAACTACTTTTACAGCTCTACTTTCAGCTTCTTTATATAAAATATCTAAACCTATTATTTTATACGAACTATTCGCTAGAGTACTTAAGTTTTCAATAGCATCAGGGAGCTCAATAGCTAATTCAACATTTTGAACACCGTTTTCCATTAACTCAAGAACAGTACTCTTATATACCTCATCTTCATTTCCAGCTAAAATATACCCTTTTTGTTTAGGTATAAAAGCTATAGGACTAAAAGGTGCCATTATAGAATATTCACCATCATCAAACTGATACCTATAGCTAAACCTTGCATATCTTGATTCTAAAAAATCAGGATCACCTGGCCAAGTAGCAGCACTTCCATTATTAAAATCATATGTTATTTCTTCACCTGTCATTTTAGTTGAAAGAAAATATAAAGTATAACCACTTGTTATAGCAGCAGGTAAAACTTCATTCATTGTAACCGTAGTTCCAGAAACACTTTCTACGTATAAATAAGCTTCAGCGCCCAAAAGAGCCACTGCACTATTACCGTTATAAACAGCTAAAGACATTCCTTTTTTTACACCAGCAGAAGCTGGTATAGTTAATGCATTTGTTATAGGATTAGGTGTTGTAATTCCAGTTACTGTTATTTTATTTAATAAACTTATAGGTTTATACGGGCTATATTTAGCTACAGATATTTGATAATCATTTGTATAATAATTGTCAAATTGAGAGGACAATTTAATGTTAATTTTTCTAGGAGGATTAACATTGTCAGTAAAAAATAATAAGTCTTCTATTAAACTAGTTGCTGTTATAGGGTTTGAAGTATTAAAATTTAAAAAATCACCTTGAACTAAAGTAACATAGTTATCTGGCTCTGTGTATTCATATATAACACTATCAGTATTGTTTGTTCCAAATATAAATATACGAGAATTGTTTTTATCCACATGTGTTCCTATTATTTCTAAACCAGTTAGCAGTGGTGTAAAATTTGATGGATTACTACTTGAACTAGGAACTAATTCGTTACCTCTAACAGTTTCTAAAGCACCTATATCATCATCTTCTGATTTACCTACAGATATATTCTGTGCATCTCTATATTCACCATTAGGTATTAATCTATCGTCCAGATCTTTATTCATCTTGGACTTTAGAAAACTATTCTTTATTTCCGCCATGTATTAAAATTTAAGCCATTTAGACTTGTTTCTCATAACTTGAACTATTTCATCAAGCTTGATATTAGATATTCTTATCTTAGCATTTCTAAGTTTAGCACTTCTTTCTCTCTTAAACCTTTGCACTACATATTCTTGTACACCTACTCTAGTAGATAGTATTGAATATATAATATGTGCATATAAAGCTTCTTCAGCAAGTTTAGGTATTTTTATATCTTCATCATACGCATTACCATCAGATATATATTCTAATATTATTAATTTTTCTTTTAAATCACTAGAAAAACCAAATTGACCTTTTCTATCATCAACTATAAACCATCCATTTCTTTGACTAGTAACAGGATTTAAACCATATCTTTGACCTAAAGCATTGTTGTAATAGTTTTGCCAATACAAATCAGCTACATTATAATCATTTAAAAAAGCACCACTTAATTTTCTAGGATTATTAACATCCCAAGCCTCTGTTATCTTTGACGTTAACTCTGTATTGCTATTATTACTGTCTTGAACTATAGAACCATCATCAGCTTGTGTAGGTGTTGCGTATGGTCTTAATGTTAATTCATTAGCTGGATATATAGTATGTTGAACACCCATTTGATCTACCCATGAAAGCCTTGTGTAATTCACATAGTCTTGAGGCATTGTTAATGTTAAACTTAAAGGAACTGTAAGTTCTTGAGACCTTATACTTTTTAAAGTGTCATAACTAAATTCTTGTAAACCACGTTTAGCATGAAACATAACGTCAGTTCTTTCTACACTTGGTATTAATTTACCATGCCCAACGTATGCAACTAAAAAGTTATTAATTATATCATCTAATCTAGTGTAAGAGTAACTTCCATTATTATCCCAAACAGTATCTTCGTTTAATTGTATTTTAATAAACGAACTAGCTGGTAATTTTGCGTTTATAGTTACTACATTATTTGACTCAGAAAAAGGTTGAACAAGTTTAAACGTTAAAACATCTAGGTTTGCTACAGCTACGGCTAAGTTGTTTACACATGTAAACGTTTGATTACCTGCCGCAACACTTGCTATAACACCTACAAAACTACCATCAGCTTTTAAAATAGTCATACCTACCAACACGTTTGTATTAGCAGCTGCAACAGTAACATTTTTTTGATTAACTGCGGAAACTGTATTACTTGTTCCCGTGGTTGAAGCTATAGCGCTAGAAGGTGTTAACTCAGTCCACGTTAATGCGTTTGGACTAGTAAATATTTTAAAATTATTTAAATTATAACCATTAGATGCAATATCAGAACTGCCAAAAACTAAATTAGTATCAAAAGTAGATGTAAAAGTTTGCCCAACACTTGATGTTGAAGATGTTTGCTCCTGCTGCGCTCCAGCGTAATATTGTCTGTTAGTTTCGGTTATCAAACCACCATTAGGTATAGGCATATCTTATTAACTTTTTTGATTTGTATTTTCTTGTTGTATTTGAGCCGCTGCAACTTGTATTATTTCTTGACTTTGTATTACAACTCCAGCATATAAAAGTATTCTTGTAATAAGCTCTGTTTGCTCTGATTGATTTAATTCAAAATTAAATGATTTAGAACTAGAATAACTATACGCAGCGTTTGTCCCTCCATCAAAACCCCATATTGGAGCTATAGGTTTTCTTATATAAGCTACTTGAATACCAGCTTGAATAGTTTGAGGATATACAGATAGTTGATTTTTTTCGTACAAACAAATAGGGTTTGTAGTTGTAGGCATTGTTAAGTCAGATGTTATTAAATGATATAACTCACCTCTTTCAACTCTTTGTATTTCTTCAATAGGAACAACTCCACCAGCATTATATAAAACTTGACCTAATTTGTAAAATTGTTTAGAATAAACATTTGCAATAAGCTTGTCACCACTAGCGGGTGTCGCTACAAGAGTTATAACGCCACTAGCTATAGAATAAGCATTAGAGGCTAATTGAACACCGTTTAGAAATAATTCAATTTCAGAAGGTTGATTAGCTAAAGCAAAAGCATTGTTCGTTAAAGTGTATGTAGTTGGTGTATTATTAGGTACTGTAAACTCTTGTGTGGAAAAAGTAAGACCTGGAGTAGAAGTGTAAATTCCTGGTAAGCCAAAAAAATTACCAGCAGATATAAACGTTGCATTATCAAACTCTTTAAATATAGATATTTTTTCATCTATGCTTACAACTCTATCTGAATAATCTGCATTTGTTTGTGGTACACGTATTTGTTGATTTAAACTATCAAAATACGTTTCAAATATTTCTAATTGAGCTTGGCCTGCTGTTTTATTAAATTCTAAAGGAGTCATATAACCCCTTTGCTCTTTGTTCAATATTAATAAAACGGTTTGATATACGGTGTTTACGTTTATTGCCATTTTTTATTTATGTATTAAGAAAAATTAGTAAACACTAGTCTTGATTTAGCTCTTTCTAATTTATCTGTTTTTTCTATTAATAATCTTTGTAGCGTATTAAGATCTGTATTTCCTCTATTAGCAAGTATTGCATATACCATACAAGCATACATTGCTTCTTCTGCTAGCTTTGGAATAGCGGCTGATTCATCTGTAGTAAGTGCATTTGATAAATATGTTAATATTGCACCATTAGGATTTGTGCCAGCGGTACCATATTGTATAGTTTTAGCTACAAAATCTATATAAAATTTTCCAGCAGCTGGAGGTGTGGTTGTTGATTCCGTTTGTTCAGCACCTCCTACTGTAACCTTTATTACAGCAACAAAATCAGATGGTAAAAGATAAGTTTGATTAGTTACTACAGTTGTAGGTCCTTGTATAAATTGACTTTTTATAGTTTCATAAGCAAACTCTTGCAAACAACGCCTAGCGTGAAATATTACTTCTGTTCTTTTGCTATCAGGTATTATTTTACCTGCTCCAGTATATGATATTATAAAGTTATTTACAATATCATTTACAGATATAAAAGCGTTACTTATAGGTGTATTTGCCATGATTTTTTATTTTTGATTGTCTACGTTTATTTGTTGCTCTTTTTGTGCGGCTAATGATAAAGCTAATTGATCTTTAGTCATGACACCTGCGTATCCTAGTATTTTATCAACTAATAAAGGTTGATCAGATTGATGTATTTGAAAGTTTGTTGAGTTTTGAGCGTTATAAATATAATTACCTAAGTTAGGTTGTATATCAAAGCCCCAAATAGGATCGACAGGATATGACAAGTAGTTTACTCTTATAGAGTTTGTTCCTGCGCCTGTAGGAGTTAACGTAGAAGGGTAAAACGTTAACACATTGTTTTCATAAGTATATACCGGATAAAAAGCTGTTGGTGCTGTTAAAGGAGATTCATTAACGGTATAAACATCTTGCTGCTCTATTCTTTGAACCTCTCTACCTGGTGCTGTGCCTCCTGCTAAATAAATAACAGAACCTAGTTCGTTTACATTAGACAGAGCTGTTGTTAAAACTCCATTAGCTAATACTGTATCTTTTAATTCGTTTCTTTTAAATATTTGGATTTTTTCATCTAACAAAGCTAATCTATCTGCGTAAGCTACAGAGGTCTGTGGCATTCTTAATACTTGATTTAACTCGTCAAAATATGAAGTGTATATTTCTTGTTGGGATTGTGCAGCTATTTTGTTGAATTCAACAGGTGTAAGCACACCTCTTTTTTCTTGTTGTAAAACAACTAACACTGCTTTGTAAACTGAGTTTATATTTATTGCCATTTTAATATTTTAGTTAATAGTGATTAGGGCCACCAAAGTGACCCTTCACTATAATTATAGTTACATATTATTGTAACTTTTTATTGATTGTTTTAAAAACTTCTACGCCTTCATCAGTTTTAAACCAAGCAGCTAATGCTGAATAAGGTTGTTCATCAAAAGGTATAGTCATTAATTTTCTATCATTAGTTCCCCAATGGAATGTTCTTTGGTCTTGAGATAACTTAACGATACCTTGCTCTACAGCTTTAATACCTACGTTTCTTAATCCAACATTTTCATCATTAGCAATAGCTAAGAATCCAGCAGGATTTTTCTTTGCCATTAAAAGTAGATCTCTTTTTATTTCTTTAGAGCTCATTGTACTCACGGCGGATCCTTTTTCAACTCTTAAAACAGACTCAGCTTCATCAATCTCCATTTGCTTAGCAGCAAGTAAAGCATCTATTTCAAAGTTTATTTCATCTATTTCATCCGTTGCTATTACTTCAGGCTTAAATTCTTCATAAACATGACCTTTTCTTGGGTGATATAGCGATAGTAGTTTTTGTAAGTTTTGTTTTTGTTTAGGTACAAACAACATTCCTTCTTCAAAAATAACGTGGCCTAGTGTAACTTCTCCTTTTTGTTCATCTACAAACGGTGAGTTCATATTTGTTGCATAACGTAATTCTCTTTGCTCTCCATTTTTTTCATCAAAATGTAATAATGGATAACGTCTTGAATGTCTTGTTCCTAATGTATATGTTAAAGGTGATACTTGATTTGTTAAAAAATAAGTTCTATCCTTGATCTCCCATTCAGGGGTTGAAATTTGTTTTGTCTTTGACATGATATAATATAATATAATTAATAAAAAAATAAAGGGCTAGGCGCCGAAGCGCCTAACTCTTTAAAGTAATTCTAGCTTTGGAATAACACGAAGTTATTAGCAGCTTGAGTAACTAAACATCTCTCTGATAACCAGTTTACGATCATCGAGTCAATTTCAGAAGTGTAAGCACCACCAGCAGTACCAGTGATCCAGTTTTTGTATCTTCTGTCATCTCCTTGAGAAGCTCTATATCTTACGTGTAAGAATGGTCTTCTAATGTTTGTACCTAAAATTTGGTCATAAACTGTAGAAGTTCCCGCAGGAATTAATACACCATCGATATTATTTACAGCTACTGCACCTCTTGTTGAAGCGTCATTTAAGTATTTCCAGCTTGTTTTGTAGAAGTCATAAGAACCTCTTCTGAAACCAGAGAAACCTAAATTTAAAGCCATATCCTCAGAATTTTCAAATAAACCGTAAGCAGTTCCTCCAGATTGTCCTGCAGAAATTTGACTTAGCATATCATCGAATTCTAAATCTGTATCTCTATTTAAGAATAACATGTTTTCTTCAATAGCACCTTGCGTGTCAAGGTTTTTAAGTATTTGATCGAAATCAGAAATACCTGTAGCACCTTGGAATCCACTCATGATATTACCTCTATTAGTAATAGCTTGGAAAAGACCTTCAGTACCGTGAGCATTAATAGTAGCTGAGAATCCAGGTACATTAGCAGCTTGAGCAGTAAAACCACTACCAGCATCAGCTAATTCACCTTCAACCATTGCCATTTCTAAGTAATCGTCAAAACGTAATCTTGTTTCAGACTCAGACTTTAAATACCATAAGTATCCTGATGTTCCATCTTCTGTAGCAACTTCTACCCATCCAATCTGTGCCATATCAGAACCATTGATTTCAAATCTATCTTTGATTATAATTGGTTGATTAGAGTATTGAGTAAATTGTGGCTGTACTGAAAAGTTTCCACTTCCAGTTCCTTTAGCAAATAAAGAACCGTAAACGAATATCTTTAATCCAGAAGCACCTGCAGCAGCAGCAATACCTAAAGTATCCCAGTTAGCAGTTGTAAATGGATAAGCAGTAACGTTTGTTAAAGCACCATTTGCAGCTACAGCACCAACAATACCTTTTAATGTAACACCAGTAGTTGGGTTCATTACAACGATAGTATCGTTAGGAGCAATTGCATTTTTAACAGAAGTTGCACCAACAGCAGCATTAGTAGGTACACTGAAAACAAATGTTCCAGCACCAGGTCCTGTTAAAGTACATCCTGTGTAAGAGATGTGTAATCTATTTTGTTCTGACCAGATAACTTGATCAGATGTCATTGGCATTTCAGCGCCAACCATTTTTAAGAAACCACCTAAAGTTCTGTTTCCATATCTTTCTACTTCAGCTTCATAAACTTCTGGTAGATACTGTTGTGCAAAATCATTTGCACCTGCAGCAGCAGTGTTAAATGCTAGGTAATTGTTAGCTAGCGGTAATTGCGTTTGAGAAGGTACGATACTTCCAAACACTGGAGCAATTTGTCCCATAATTAATAATTTTTAGTTTTAGTTAAATTTTCTTGCTTTGATTTTTAATTTTGAAGAGTCAAGACCACTTATACTTTTAACTTTAAATCCACCAACAAATACGTCACTTGGAGCACTTGCTCTAGCTTCGTTACTAATGTTGTTTGATTTTGCAGCGACATTTCTAACGGCATCAGCTTTACCTTGCTCATAAAAATGTTGTGCAATAGTGTCTGCATGTTGTGCGGCATACATAGCTTTATGATAACCTTTTACATCCGTTACATCACCTTTATCATTTAAGAACTTCTTAACTATATTGTTGATGTTTGATTGATTATCTGCAACTTCACTAGGATTTTTAACACCGTATCTAAATTTTTTATCTCCTACATTAAAATCAAAACCTTTGAATTCTTTTGTAAAATAATCTTTAGTGGTGTTTATAAACACTTCATGTTGCTGCTCTGCTACGCCTTGCTCTTCGTTGTAGCGATTGAAAAAATCCATAGCTTTTTTTTGTTCTTGAGTTACTCCGGGTCTCAACTTGATTTCGTCGTAATATTGACTCTTTAAACCATCTAAATGCTTACGGGCTTTTGCAACCTCTTCTTTATATGCAAGTTTCTTCTTTCGAATATCTCTTGCTTCATCTAACTCTTCATCAAATTGAAAATTGTCTTCTAATAAAAAACTAATTTCCTCTGAATCTAAGTGAGATTTAGTCTGTTTGTAATACTCTCTAAGTAAAGTATCACTATCTACATTAGAATAGTCAGCATTTAATCTAACGTAATCTTCTAATGTTCCACCTGTTTCTTTCATAAAGTCTACGACTTTTTCGATGTTTTCAGGTAAGTTAATATCTTGTTTAACAGTTTGTGGTTCCTCTGCTGTAATTTCAGCTTGTGGTTCCATTTTTTCACCTATTGAAATAACCTCTTCTTCTTCAGGTTTTTCATCAATTATTTCTTCAATAACCGGTTTTACTTCTTCGGTGGGCCGTATTTCTTCAACCACTTCTTTGCTGTCGACACTGTTTTTTGACTCTTCGACAATAGCATTGCTATCATTTGTCTCTTGTGTTTGAATGGCATCTTGTTCTTCTGTTTTAGGTTTTGATAAATCTACTTTTATAGGTTCATCACTGTTTGATAGATTTTTAGGTTTAAGAATTTTAGCTTTTACCTTAAGCTTTCCAGCTTTTTCTTTTGTTTCTGACATAATAAAATAATATAAAAATTAATAAAAATTACTGAGGTGGGTCAAAATTTTGCATATCAAAATTATCATCACTCTGAGTTTGCTCAAAATCAGTTGGTGCTCCACCTGTTTCACGTTGAGCTATCATTTGAGATTGTTGCGAAGCTTGTATTTTAGTTCGTTTATCTTTACGATCTTCTATTTGAGCTTCTTTTGCTGTGTTTGTATCTACATCCATTTGTTTAAGCTTCATGTTATACTCAAATTCTTGAGCCATTAATTGTAACTTAAGCTGATTCTCTGTTTGCATTCTTTGTATTTCAAACTGAGATTTGGATTGTTCTATTTGTGTTTCTGTTTGAGCTAAAGCTTCAGCTTTTTGAACATCATTCATAGCAGCTTGCTCAGAAGCTTTACTGTTTGATTCTGCTTGAGCTTCTATATTAGCCATTTGAGCTTGTTGATCAGCTTGTTGCTTTTTAACTCTTTTGTATTTTAAAACTTGATTGGCTAATGTTAAATTTCTTATTTCTCTAATATCAATAGCATCTTCAAGAAATATTTGATTTTGTTGTAAAGCCATTTGAATGTTTTGTTCTAACATTGCTTTTTCTTCCTCTTCAGGTTCTAAGTCCATGTATATACCAAAATCATATAAATGTAAGTTATCTATTTCATGTAACGTAGCAACATTAAATTTACCTATACTTGCTTTTAAAGCGTTATTGGTTAAATCAAAATCTAGCATATCAGAAACTCTAAGCGATATGTTTTCACAAGTTCTTAATGTTAAATACAAGCTACTATTTAATATATGTTTAGTAGCTATGTTTGAAGCATTGGCAGCCATTTTTTGCAAGCCGACCAACGCGTCTTTGTCTGGTAAACTGCCATCTCTTGCTTCATTCAATCCTGTTACGTCTCTTATCATTTGTAAATAATACTGATAAGTGTTGATCAACGATTGTATTTTTCCGTTAGCACTAGATGTTTGTAATTCTTGTATAGGTACTTTACCTCTATTAGGATCACCGTCCTGTGTTAAACTTCTACCAACTATACTACCAGTTTGAAAATACATATTTAATGCTTCCTGTGGATTATAATTAGTACCATTACCTAAATCAACTTCTGCTAAACCATCTACATCAACAAAGACACCATCTGGAACCATTCTAGCAATCACCTGTTGTAATTTAAGTGATGTAAGTTGTATCATATCAGCAAAACCTGTTATACGTCCTACAAGTGAATCTATACGACCTTGATACATATGAGGTGCTACAATATTGTAGTTCATATTAACCTTAGTTAAATCACTTTTAGGTCTTGTCATATTTTCTGACATTTCCCACTTAAGCATTTGCTCTACACCCATAACCTTAGCACCAGTAAACAATACTTCTATTGTTCTAGACACTCTATCAAAGTTATCACTTTCTGGTGGATTAAACGTGTCAGGTTTTTCTAATACTTTTTCTAAACCACTATCAGTGTTTTTAACTTTAAAAACTTGATCTACGTAAGATTTATATTCAAAGTATATAACCTGTATTAAATCATTGTCATTATTACGGTTACGCATATAACCTTCTCTACCAGGATATTTTTGTATTGTTCTAAGTTCTTCGTTAGTTAAATTAGGAAATTCTTTTTTTAACTCAGGTAATGTTATTGATTTTATTTCACCTACGTAATATAAATCTTGAAAATTAGGATCGTTAGTATATGAATAAACTAAATTAGAAGGGTTTACATAATCTATTGTAACACCTTCAGCTTTATTAAAACTAGTTTTTACAGATCCAATACCAACTGTAACTATATCTTCTATAACTCTTTTGTTAATTAATTCGTATTTATTAAAATCTAATACATTATTAATAACTTCTTCTTCAGCAATTTCTACAGATTGTTTATAGTTTAATTGCATATGCACTTCAAGCTCTTCTTTTGATTCAGGTAAATTAGCTGGATCAACTACATTATAAACATCGACACCTAAACTTTGTTGTATATTATCTAATAAAGGTTTAGATAACATATCTCTTAATATTGAAGAAGCGTAGTTAGTTCTTTCTTTTTGTGAAAATGGATCTTGAGCGTATGCTTTTATATCATATTTTTTAGAAGATATACCGTTAACAACTATATCTACAAACTTAGGTATAATAGGTACTGGTTTCCAGTCTAAATTTAAATAAGACAAATCACCATTAATAGATAATTCATCTTTATATTTTTGCACAGGTTGTTCACCTCTTGCATATAATCTTAACCTATTAAAGTTTTGAAATCCTTTTTGCCATCTTGTTCCGTTGACTCTACCACCTCTAAACCATTCATATTCAATAGCTTGCCCTACCTGCAAACCATACTCTAAACTAAGCTTTTCCGCGAGAGGTACCACCTGACTCGGAAAGGAACTATTAGTACTTGTATTAATCATTAATTAATTATTTTTGATTTTGAACCTTTGTTGTCATATTTAGAAAAATTTAAACTTACTTTTTCTTTTATATGTTCAGGTATAGGTCTATATTTATTTTTATTGCAAGCCATGATAGCTAAGCCAGAGCTTATTGATGCATCATGTTTTGTTCTTTTATTTATATCAAACGCAGCCCAGTCTTCTAATGTTCTTTGAAAATACATAGTACCGTACTGTTCGTTGTTATATCCTACAAACATTTCAATATAAGATTCGATAGCTGCGGCATGAGCTTGTTTAACGTCTTCACTTGAATTAGGTATACCACCTATTTCTTTTTCTGTTACAGATAATTTATATGCTGTTTTATCTGGTCTGTTCATAGAATAACCTCTATAACCTCTTCTTTTTAAATGATATAATAATCTAGGTTTATTATTCTCTGCTAATATAGGCATACCATAAAAATGCAAAGCCATAAGTACATCTTCAAAAAATGTTTCAGCAGTTTGTGGTCTAGCTATATATTCTAAAAAAAATAAATTAGGTGGACAAGTATCCATAGTAAACTTAGTTAAACCATGTAACGCACCTTTAGAGCCTCTACCATCTACAGTTCCTGATATGTCATAACTATCACAACCAAAAGCACCCATATGCTCATTAGCTGGATATTTCATGCCATTTTTAATAATAAATCTATTTTGTTGCTGAACATCTGGAACCCAAGATACTATAAATCTACCTTGTTTACTTGGAACAAATTGAACGCTTGTATCTTTAATCCCACCTTCCCACATAAAATTACCCTGTGTAACAACATTAGAATTTCTTAAATCTTCATTATAATCTATTTGTTCATAGATTTTTGTAAGATTAAATAATGATTGTTTTGTTTCATCTCTGAAAGCATGTTTCTCTGTACGTGGAAATTGTCTATATAATTCATTAAGTGCATCAGGATCGTCCTTAAGTCCATCTACTTCATTTTCCCAGTGTTCGATAACACCGATTTCAATGGGGAAACCATCTGGCCCTTTTTTAGGTTTTTCCGGTGTCTCAAAGACAGGTAATCCATAAGAATCAATGTATCCTTCGTAATTCCACTCCATAGGAATGAACAAGCTATATAATCCCGAGCTAGTCTGCCCGTTGCGGTTTCTTCTGGTAACGTCTGAGTCATCATACAATTTTTTATAATTTCTACCTCCTTTATCTAAAGCATTTGACGTTGAACCCATCATACACTTACCTATAATTCTAGAACCTAATCGTAAACAAGTTTTTGTAACCCTCCAGTTGTTTAATATATTGTCAGGTTTTTCCCACTTACCAGATTCATCATGTACAAGTAGTTTTAATTTTTCACCATCATAACTGTTATCTCCTGTATTCTTCCAGTCAATAGTTGTATCTAACCCTTCTAGTTCTTCTAACTGTTCGTTGCTATCTAGTTTACGTCTTGTAAATCTGCTAGCAGGAACTCTGTATGCAAGTTCTGTTTTTGGCCTATCCATACCGTCTTGTATAGGCTTGAAGAAAAACGGGTAGTTGACGGAAATGGGTACAATTTTATCGGTAAACATTTTCTTTGCATCAGCCCCAGACTTTGATAAGACACCGTATCTAGCATCACTAGAGATAGTGGCAAGGTTGACTGTTTCGCCAGATGCCATGAATGAAAAACCAGACCGTCTGTTTTTGAGGTAACACATTCCGTAGCAACGTGTATCTGCTTTGCAAGCTTCCCAGAATATATAGAATAATCTGTTTGCTTCCCTAAAATCTGCTTGCCCAACATCAATCTTGGACCACTGCAAGTACATGTAATGAGTACCAGTAATATAAGTAGCTTTACCCTTGTTATTAAACCAATAACCTTCGTGGCGCCTGGCAAATTCTCTATCAATATATGCATACCATTTTTCTTTAAAATCATCTGGATATTGTTTCCAGTCAAATATTGTTTTAATCTTTTTTAAAGCTTTAGGGTATTCGTGGGTTTGCCACTTGTCAGCTTCAGTAAATACATCTTTTTCTTTTGGTAATGCTATTTTTAAGTTTTGTATTTCGTATACTTCACCTACTTGACCAGTTTTAGATATAACAATAACATCATGTTCTTTATTATAACCATAATCCCACTTCTTAGATTTATTTAATCTTTTTATTACATGTGGTTTTATGTGATCAATTACTTTATATAACGTTTGTTTATACATTACTTAGATCTTCTTTCTGCAAAACCTCCAAAAGCTTCAGTTTTCTTTTCTTCTTTTGGTTTATCGTTTAACATATCCTCTTCTTCTTTAATACGATTTAGTATTTCAAAAGCATCAAATATAGCTAACTTTTTAGTTGCAGCAGCGTTTTTTAATCTATCAGCTGATATATCATCATCAGAATCAACTATAGCCTCTTTTGCTACTTTAATAAGTTCCTCAACCGCTTTGTGCCCAGCTAGGATTATATTCTGTTTCGTTTCCTTGACGTTCATACTTAATTACAATATCATTTGATTTCATACAATAAAGACGCTTGCCATCAACTACAAAATCAAACTCACCAAACGGTGAATAACCTACAAGGTCTCCCTCGTTGATTTTTAACGCTTCTAACGAACTATTGCCATATTTTAATATACCAACAAGGCGTTCTTCTAAATTAGCGTCTATATCATCATTGTTATGAATTGGACTTATAAAGCATCTATCGCCAAAAGCTTGCCATCTGTCTTTAGATTTGTATAAATATACTTGATTTAATTGAACAAAATATAAACCATCTTTAAAATATGATCTACTATTTTTTTCTTCACCTCTTATATTGTAAAACCTTCTAAACACATTATGATGTATCATAATTAAATCACCTTTTTTAATTGGTGTTTTAAATGCTTTTGGTGTCGCTATAACTCTAGCTATATTATTTACTGATTTAAAACTTTCTGACTGAGTGTTAATTATAAGGCTTTTGTCACCTACTTTAACTTCATTATTATATCGCTGGCCGTAAGGCTCAACGATAAAGTCAAATATACTTTTCATTTATATTCTAAATCATACTCAACGGATATAGCCATGTTAGAATTAAATTTCTTCCACGGCAATACCTCATTGTTCTTTTTAATGTAAATGTTATAAGAATTATCTTCTGCATCAAAGAGTATATGAGAAATAGTGTGACCTCCATATACTGACTGAGTCAAAGAATAATGCATCGCATCGGTTTTGTAATCAGAACCAATACTGATCTTTCTAATAACAGATGACATTACTCCTTCTTGTCTTCTTCTTTTTCGATAAGAGTGTAAGTACCGTCTTCAAGATTAATGTTAATCGATCCGTACTCTTCTTCAAGTTCTTTTTTAAAGTCTTCAGTTTCCTTGTTAACTTCGTGAAACTTAGATAATACCGCGGTTTTTTGGGCTTCTAAAAATCCAGTTTCATTTAACAATTTGTTTAATTCTTTTTGAAATCCTTGGATTTTTTCTAATTGGTCTTTTTTAATTTCCATTTTTAATTTAATTTAATTTAACTTAGTTATTTATGTATTAATATAGTTACAGGTTTTATTTATTTTTTAAATATACTTGTAACCTTTTCACTACTTCGTCCGCCAAAATACGCAAGAACAACTGCCATCATCACTTTTTCAAATGTATCGTTCCATGTGGCTCCTATATGAAATGGTATAGATTCAACACTATCTAATATTCCAGCTAGTGAGAATATAACAATACACCAAACTAAAACTAGTGGGCGTACATTTTTCGAAAGCCATGAATCACTCATTTGATCCGCTTGCCACCTTGAAGTGACAGCTTCCATTTCTTTATTTTGTTGTTCAAATATAAGTTGCTGTAATTTTATTTTTTCTTCACTGCTTACATCAGATTTACCTATAGCAGCAATAGCTTCAGCTGGTGTTGAAACACCACTAAGTAAATTACCTAATGTTGGATTAACTAATGAAGCCGCTCCAAACAATAGTTTACCTACTGTAGTATCTTTAAATTTTTTCTTAGGATTTGGCATATGCTTCTTTTTCCCAAGGAAGATTTTTAGCACCTTCCTCCATGTTTGCTCGTGAATAACGTTTACCTCTCCAGTAAACTGCACTATCGTCATAATCCAAATCTCCTCTTTTCATTTGATCAATATGAACTTTTTCATGATTGATAACATCTTGAATTTGTTTTGGATCTTTAATATCTTGATTTATTAAAATACTTCCATTTCTGTCTGCTTTCCCTAACACACCCTCTTCTAAACCTACATTGTATATTGGAGTGTTGTCGATAATATATGGTGGGTTAATTTTAAAAGCCATTACTTTCCAGGAAATAATTTATTAAGTTTTTCTTTACGCTGTTGACAGCCACAGGGTATGTTTAAACCCTGTGACACTGAATCAACAACTTTTTTAATTCCAGTTGCCTTAGTGAAATCTTCTATTCTATCACCTAAGCCTTTTGGTTTCATTAAGCGAATACTACTCCTGAAACTTCTATTCCAGAAGGAAGTTTAACTTTAGCTTTTACGCCTCCAGGATTAGCTGTTAATGCGTAATTAACTGCATCTCTTACTGAAGGTGTACTAACTGTACCGTGAGTAATTGTACATACATCTCCACCAGCACCTCCTGCTAAATAGATAACTACAGTAGTAGAACTTGCTTGAACTACTCCTGTTATTAAGTCTGCACCTACTAAGATGTCACCACCTGCGATTCCCGAACCGCTTGATGGAATTGAAATAAATTTTGCCATAATAATTGTTTTTGTTTTTTGTTAATTGTTTGTTGTTTATTGATTGTTGTTATTTATTATTCTACTTTTTTTCTAGGTAGTTTACTCATTTTTTTAGTCATGGTAGTTTTTAGTTTACCTTCTTTTTTTGTTTTCATTTTAGCTTCTTCTTTTTTAGAAGGGTAACAACCTTTTCTTTCATCGTCCCAAGCCTTTCCTTCAGGACATGTATTTTGGTTTAAAGGAGTTGTAAAACTATATGGACTTGATCCATATTTTTTGCTATATCTTTTTTCTTTTCTTTCAAGTTTGTTTTCTACTCTTCCTAGCTTGCCTTCATCTACCTCTTGACCTTGGTCATAAGCACTAAATAGTTTTTTATGTTTATCTGAAAGTTTATTTATTTTATTTTTTAATTTGCTTTTAGGATCTCCTAGTTTTTTATATGGAGTGTTTGAACCACTACCGCTTGTGCAACCTTTTTTATAGGTTGGTGAAGATGAATGACCTTTCATCTTTAACATAGATTTTGCTTTGTCATAATCACCTCCAGCTTTTTGCATAGCGTGACCAAAAGCATTACCTTCTAATGGCGTTGCAGAACTATATCTTTGCTGTGCAACACTACCATTGTATTTATACAAGGGTTGATTAGAATCACCCATAGCGTTATAACCTCCAGACATATCTTTAAATAGATCTTTTCTTTCTTGGCCTCCGCTTACTGAGATGTTTCTACCTTTTCCTTCGTGTTTATATTTTCCCATAATTAAGACATGTGTTTAGAAATCCAAGAGCCATGCTTTGAATCTGATTTAGAACCTGCTTGTGCATTTTCTGCATAATGTTTTCTTGCACTTTTAGAAAGTGACTGATTGCTTGCTTCTTTTACGTCGTAAGCTGTTTTTTTACTAATGTTCGGCATAATATTGTTTTTTATATTTATTTTAACTTAAGGCTATTAGATCTGAAATACCACCACCTGTACCTGTAGCATAAACCATAACTACACTAACTGGTAATACAAAACCTTCAGCAGGCTTTACAAATGTTAATACTTCGTCATTAACAGTGTGAACTTTTATAGACGCTTCTATATCATAACTATATGTAAGAGTTGAATCAGCAGCTATACTTGAAGCTGTAGCTAAAACATAATTACTTGCATTTGTTATAGATGCTATTAAAACACCAGCTGCAGGTAATGTGCCACCCGTTACTCTCATACCAGCTTTGATTTCTGCGTTAGGTGAAGCTAAACCTACGTTAGCTGAGTTTGAAACCACAGTATTATCGCTAGTTGTTGTAACTGGTAATATTGATGGTGAATTACCAACATATAAATTATATTGTTTCCACGAGCTTTGTGGTGTTGTTGATTTTGTTCTGCCATCTAATAATAGTGTATCACTTGGTGTTACGGCTAATCCAGACTTATAAGAGTCGGTGTAATAATTTCTAATCATTTTTTTTTTATTTTTTTTTATTTAACATTTCCACCTTCTTCTAGCAGCTTTACCTCTTTCACCGGTCCAGCCCTTTGATCTAGCGCAGAATGATTTTCTTCTTTTAGCAGCTTTACTTCCTGGTTTAACTTTACCAGTAACTGCAGTTTTTAATTTACTTCCAGGGTTTTCTCTTCTATATTGCTTAACACCTGTTTCAGTCATACCAGCTCCTTCTTCAGCTTTTCTAAAAGTTCTACCTTTTCCTTTAGTAGTCTTTCGCATGTTTAAAGGACCGTTTGGTAAATTAAAAGCCATTACTTTTTCTTTTTCTTTTTAGGAACACAATTAGGTACTTTTCTACCGTTCTTAGTTTTCATACCGTAAGCTTCATAACCTTTCCAGCATGGGTTTTTCATCATTTTTTTAAAAAAAGGTGAATTCATATTATTTTGTATTTAGTTTTACCGTTTTCTTTATAAGCTTGTAAACATCTTCTCCTGTTAGCATCTTCTGAAACATAACTTACATGCACCCAGTCTGGGTTATCTTCTGTTCCAAACTCCCAAATAATCTGATCATAATCTAAGTTATTCTTAATATAATCATACATCTCTGCATTTGTCTTATAACCGTAGTTATCGTCTATGTCAAGTGCACAACCAATACAATGTTGTGAGGTTGTACTTCCGCCAATAGCAGAATTTAATTTGGGCGAGCGATAGAAACTATTAATAGCGATTGGACCACCCACCCATTTACGTAGAGGTTCAAACACTTGTTCTGCAATAGTTTTCATGTTAATTAAATCTAATTCCCTAGGTATATTGTCAATATTTAACCTAGTAGCCGTGTGAGATTTAATACCTTCTTTAAGTGAGATGTGTTCACTTATTCTATCACTCATTTTATTGAGTTTTTACTGTATTGGTTTTATACCTAAGTCTACTCCACTACTAATTCTGTTTTTGTAACTTTTAGTAGTTATAGGTCCAGGCTTATATGGTGTATCAGCTTTTAAAACCTGTATTGGATCCATACCATATCTTGGATTACCTTTTTTTAAGTTTGATGGTGTATGAGGAGCGCCCCATACTGCATCGCTTCCGTATTGTCCTTTTTTGCTCATAATTTTTATTATTTTCTTTTTTTCCAAGTAGATATAAATTTTTTACCTTGACTAGGTCTTAATGTATCTCTATCTACTGTTCTACCCACAAAGTTTCTGTGTGTTGAAGATGTAGGTCTTTTTTCATCACCATAAAATTCACCATCTTGAGAACTCAGTGATGTCATATATTGACCTTTTTTGTCTTCTTGAATGTCACTATAATCGTCAGTGCTTATATCTGGAAATGATACAGAACCTTTTGATCTTGAACTATTAAAACTAGAATCCTCAAAATCAGTTTCATCCATTAAGTCACCTTTTTTGTAAGTGTATTTAGGATCTTTTTTAACAATGTATTGAGGGTTATCAAAATTTAAAGCACTGTTAAATTCTTTTTTATTATTTACATAACCACTAATACCAAAACTAGCATCGCTTCCACTTGGTGGATTTTTTTTAGAATATCTAGGTGTTTTGCCATATTCTATATCATCACCTTTTTTATCATACCTGCCTTTTTCATAACCATCATAGCTATAATTTTCTTGGCCTTGTTCTTTCACACCTTTAGCTCTTTCTTTTCTAGCTTGACGTAAACCTTTATTAGCCATTCTTATATTTTTTCTCTCCTGTCTTCTAGCTTCTCTACTATCTTTATTCATGATAGGATTCATATCACCATAAGGTGATTGAGGTGCACTACCAGGAGGTGGTAAAGGTTGGTCTAATCTTTTGCTTGCCATTTGCTGAGCAAACTGGTCACCTTCAAAAAGATTTTGACCCATTTCTTGCATTTTATAGTTTGCAAATTTATTAGGATTCATCATGTTATTATTATTTAAACTTGTAAAATTATCAGCTCTTTCTTCAGCGTCCATAACGCCATCACCACCAATTGGTCCAAAATTACCTGAATTAGAATTGGAGTCAGATGAATGCTTATGATCTGTAGCAACAGGCATTTGAGTATCTAAACCCATACCATTATTAGCATTAAGACTAGGATCTTTTAAATAATCCTTCATTTTTACAACTCTTGGAAGATTTAATTGTTTGGCAATTTTTCTTGCCATTGCCCCTTTGATTTTAGGTCTACCAAATAGTCCCATTATTTTTTGCTTTCTAATTTCTTAATAACCTCTTTTAGTTTAGCAATTTTTTTGTCAATAGGAGATAATTCTTTTACCTCTACTTTTTTTTCTTTTTTTCCCATGATTATCGGTTTTTATCTTTGTTAACATTATTAATGGATGTAATCATAACTTTATCCATATAGGTTTTACCCTTCATTATTT